TTTCTTAATTTTGGGGGCACTAATATCTATAAGGCAGACCAAGTTGCACAGCTTGGAAGACTTTTTTGTGCAGGATCCGTCAAGGCTGGCGATCATTTTATCTTTACTGATGCTTGGCACCCGGGTATCATTAACTTAAAATATATGAGTGAGTTGTTGGGCATTCCAGTAGTTACACATGGCTTATGGCATGCCGGTAGCTATGATCCTCAAGACTTTTTAGGACGATTAGTTGGCAATAAGCCTTGGGTACGCAATGCAGAGAAATCATTCTTTTCAGCGTTTGATCACAATTATTTTGCCACTGACTTTCACATAGAATTGTTTAATAGAGAATTATTGAACAATGGACATACTGTAGAAAATCCATGGTATGAAGAAGAACTCGATGAAATCCTAAGCGGAGAGTATTCTAAGTTTGTACGAACAGGTTGGCCCATGGAGTATATGGAAGATACACTCGCTCCATACAAAGATATGACCAAGCGTGATCTTATTTTGTTTCCCCATCGTATTGCTCCCGAGAAACAAGTTGAAATCTTTCGTGATTTAAAAACACATTTACCACAATATGAATTTGTAGTATGTCAGGATCAGCAACTTACCAAGCATGAATATCATACATTGTTGGGACAAGCTAAAATGGTATTCAGTGCCAACTTGCAGGAAACATTGGGTATTAGCTGTTATGAAGGTGCAGTAGTAAACGCAATCCCTATGGTACCAGATAGACTTAGTTATACAGAAATGTATTACGACATATTTAAGTATGAAAGCAAATGGACAGAGTCCTGGGGTGCTTACAATGTTTATCGTCCTGATCTATGCCGTGCTATTATAACACACATGGATTATTATGAACATCGTTTGCCGCAACTTAAACAGCAAACAGAAGACTTGACCAAATACTTTTTTAGTGCAGATGTTTTGTTAAATAACATATAATGTTTATTATATATTTCTTTTCATGGACCTTTATGTTATACTGGTTACATCGTATTGCACATAAAATACCACATGTTAAGAACTGGCACTGGGATCATCACAGTTATATAGTTAGACATGGAATGCAGGGCTGGCATTGGAATAATTTATTTTTATTCAATGATACTTGGACTAGTACGTTAGATTTATATGTAACCGAAGTAATACCAACTTTGTTGTTTAGTTGGTTAACAGGGCAGTGGTGGATCTTTATCTTGTATTATGCATGGGCGGCAGTACTTCAAGAAAGTCTGGAACACAATAAAAATATAAACTTTCCTTTATTGACATCAGGCAAATGGCATTTAATACATCACCGACATCCTAATAAAAATTACGGATTATTTTTCCCTGTATGGGATATATTATTTAGAACTCATAAACGTGTGGACCAGTGAAAACAATTGGTATAAGTGGAGTTATGACGACTCTCTCTGGGGTAGGCAAACTGGCAACTTAAAGTGGAGTACTAGTTATAAATGTACAAACGTCAAGCATGTTGGTTCCTTTAAAGAAGAAATGTTGTCGGCTGCTCGCAGTACCATGGATTATTATCATGATTTAAAACCATGTGTGTATTTCAGTGGCGGCTTGGACAGTGAATTAGTTCTGCGTTCTTACATTGACATAGGCGCAGATCCCATAGTAAATATATTTAGGTTCGAAGATCATATCAACGAGTATGACGTAAGCTATGCCATTGTTGTCTGCGAATCATTGGGTATAAAATATAATGTTATTGACTTTAATATAGCAAAGTTCTTTGAACAAGACGCTGAATACATAAGTGATATATCACAAATAGATAGACCCAGGGGTTTGCCACAATTAAAGTTTTTAGATTACACAGAAGGATTTGCTGTATTGGGTATTGGAGATCCGAGATGGTCGCGTAGCATAAAAGATAATACTCCTTGGATATTGCTGGATCAGGAACATGACACTGGTTGGGACAAGTATATCTTACACAAAAATATACCTGCTATTGCACAATGGTTTAAATGGACGCCACAATTAGTACTGGCTTACACTGAATTAGATTGGTTCAAAAATCTTGTTATAAACAATAAATGGTCAGGCAGGGAAGGTGTGACATCTACCAAGCTCCTAGGATATAGAGAAGCGTATCCTGACTTATTACACAGGGATAAGAAAACTGGCATGGAACCTATTGACAGTTTGATAAATGAATTTGAAAAATTTCTGGAAAAGAAAAACAATGGTCTACTTTATAGGCAAGTAGTACCAAGAACATTAGATGAACTCAGGAAAGAAATATTAAATGATTAAAATACAAAGTAATGGATCAAACCCAGGTTGGTATCAAATAGATCAAAGTTATCAACTTCCAAATACAACAGGTGCTGTTCAATGGAATGGCACTATGAAATGTTTTGAAGTCAGCTGTGGTAATAGCTGGATGCGTATTGATAATACAGTTCAAATTACCAATACCTACGACATGAACATGATTGCTCAATGGGCAATGAACAAGATGGCAGAAGAAGAAGAAACTAAGAAACTGCGTAGTAAATACCCAGCACTAGACGAAGCATATAATCATTTAGATATGATCAAAGCATTAGTAGTAGATGGATCAGAAACAACTGTTTAAGGAATGAAAATGAAAATTGGTATTATAGGACATGGATTTGTAGGTAGAGCTATTGCCAATGCACATGATCAGGACAACTTGCTGATCAATGATCCGAAGTTATTCGAAAGTGCCAGTATTGAAGAAATCAAAAATAACACAGACTGGATATACGTTGCAGTGCCTACACCCATGTCTGACTCAGGTGAATTAGACACTAGTATATTAGAAACAGTGTTAGCCAGTTTAATTGATTATAAAGGGCTAGTTATTTCTAAATGCACTGCATTGCCTGACTATTATATTTCAGCTAAAAAACATTATAATTTTAGACTCGTGCATGTTCCTGAATTTTTAACTGCTGCCAATGCCAACATAGACTATATGACTCCGGAGATGATTGTCATGGGCGGCGATATCGACGACTGCCATTATTATAAAGATGTTGTAGTACAAGCAGATAAAACAAATACCATGGCAACTAAATTCATTGCCACTGATATTGGAACAGCAAGTGCTATGAAATACTATGCCAATAGTTTCTTGGCAACCAAAGTCGTATTCAATAATCAATTTGCGGCATGGTGTACTAGTCAAGGTATCGATTGGAATAATTTATCTGCTATTAGTAAATTAGACAAGAGATTGGGCAATACACATTGGGCAGTTCCAGGTCCGGATGGTATGTTTGGTTATGGCGGATATTGTTTTCCAAAAGATGTCAGTGCGTTGATTCACAGTGAACACGGCGAATCATTATCTTTATTGAAACATCAATTTGAAGTAAACGAAAAAATTAGGTCTATAAAATCGTTGACAGAACCTAAATAATACTATATAATATATAATATGGCAACTACCTCTGCCTTAACATAGGAGAAAATTATAATGACAGCAACATTCAAAAAAGACGAATCCATTCACGGAACTTCCTTTGCGTTTAAAAAAGACAACATTGTCGACTCTACGGAAATCACAACTGTGAATGAAACAGGTCTGGACGCAATGGCCGGTGATGGCGGATACCAGGAAGCGTACCTAGGCGATCACATTCGCTTTAAGATGAAACGTGAGGGTAAACGTTTCTGGGCCGGAGATAACATCAGCGATTACCTGCACGAAGGCGATATAGAAAAACTAGTCGACGAAGCAACACCAGCATTTGAACAAGTACTAGATAGTTTGCTTATCGATCGTGAGAACGATCCAAACTCAAAAGGTACTGCAAGACGTCTTGCTAAAATGTACTTTAATGAAATTATGGCAGGAAGATATGAACCAGCACCCGACGCAACAGCATTTCCAAACGACTCGGCGGACCGATATGAAGGTATGTTGGTTGTTCGCAGTGAGCTTCGCAGTATGTGTAGCCATCATCACCAACCCGTTAGTGGCGTTGCTTATATTGGTATTATTGCTGCCAATAAACTTATTGGTTTATCTAAGTATACCCGTATCGCACAGTGGTGTGCCCGAAGAGGCACTCTCCAGGAGGAACTTTGCAACGACATTGCCCGTGAGATTAGTCGAGCTACTGATTCGGAAAACGTAGCTGTATATATCCAGGCTGTTCATGGATGTTGCGAAAATAGAGGCATCATGGCACACTCTAGTCTTACACAGACTACTGTACTTAAAGGATTCTTTAAAGAAGATCCAGGAGCAAAGAAAGAATTCTTTGACAATATTAAACTACAACAGGAGTTTGCACCACGATGAAAGATCCAGTAATAGAATCTAAGACCGAAGAATTAAAATCATTAGTTGAACAAGTTAATGTCATCATGAGCGATCTTCAGGACTTGAACGTAGAAGTTAGAATTGCATATATTGATAAAAATGAACATAATCCTACTAATGAAAAATTGAGACAGGGCATCAAACTTTGGCGAGTAGAAGAGCACAATGGCTACCTCTAATCCAGGTTACGGTGCCATACCGCCATTCGTGGGTGCCGCTATACCCGCTGGGCAAGTACTGACTGCCAATGGTATGAATGGTAGTAATTGGTCCAAGCCCATGCAACATACTAATGCTGTTCAAATTGGTAATCCTGATCCTGTTATTACATTTAAATTGGACGGTGACATAGTAACCAAAGCAGGAACTATTACAGCAGATGATTGGATTTCTGTTATCAAAGTTATGAAACAGTTGATCATGGACATGAGCCAAGATGAGGAATTAGTATCTAAATATCCGTATATACGTGATGCGGCACATATTTGGATGATGAACAAACTTAAAGGAGAATGATATGGCAACACGCAAAAAGAAATCAGACAGTATTACTTTAGAAATGCCCGGCACTATTGGCGGTGCAAAAATAGTATTTGCAGAACCCACAGTAGTTAAAGGTAGTCATTTAACTGTTACTACTCACTCAGATGGCAAGACTACACTGGCGTGGGATGACGAAGCATTGCTTAATGATGTACGTGCGGCATTACTAAAAGCAGAGAGTACCATTCCTGCAACCACAGAAACTACACCAAAGCGATCTAAAAAATCAAAATAAAATGCCAGCGGTAAAACATCAGCAGTTAATATTTCTCAATTTTTGGGAACGTAAACAGTTAGAATATTGGCTGTCTGATAATTTTCCAAGATGTACTATTCGTAATTTATATGACACTTGGTCAAGTCCAGAAGAATTGGAATGGTACGCTATCGAAGGTGATATAACAGTTGACATGGAGTGCCTTTTGAAGTTAAAATACGGTAACAAACTAAAAAGCTCTAACGCAGGAATAAGATGGACAAAATTAAAGTAAGTGAAATTTTTTATAGCGCACAAGGCGAAGGTCGCTTTATTGGCGTACCCAGTGTGTTCTTTAGAACATTCGGCTGTAACTTTAAATGTGGTGGCTTTGGCTTGCCTACAGGTCAAAAGACTACAGAACCAGATGACATTGGTGCAAAGGTACATCTATATAAATCTTTTATGGATTTGCCACTAGCTCAGACAGGCTGTGACAGTTATGCTAGTTGGCACCCTGCATTTAAACATCTAAGTCCTTATTACAGCATCGATGAAGCTATAGATGAAATGCTTAAACTAACTCCTAATCACAAGTGGAAGCAAAGCAATGGCAATGACGTACATCTTGTTATTACAGGCGGAGAACCTTTGCTGGGATGGCAACAACTATATCCAGATTTGCTAAGTGAAAACAAGATGCGCGATCTCGAAAATCTAACCTTCGAGACAAACGGCACTCAGCACTTGCATGAAGACTTTAAACGTTTCTTGTCAGACTCTTATCATCTACGTAAAGATCAAATTACATTTAGTGTAAGTCCCAAGCTAAGTGCCAGTGGAGAATCTTGGAAGGATGCAGTATGTCCCGAAGTAGTAGCAGAATATCAAACACGTGGCTTTACTTACTTGAAGTTTGTTGTTGATAAATTAGAAGACTTCAAAGAAGTAGATGCTGCCACAGCAGAGTACAGAGAAGCAGGTTTTAAAGGACCGGTGTTTGTTATGCCAGTAGGTGGTACAGACGCGGCTTACTTTGCCAACAGTAAACATATTGCAGATATTGCATTAGAACGAGGCTATCGTTATAGTCCCAGACTACACGTTGACATTTGGAGTAATGGATGGGGCAAATGATACAAACTCCTGCACAAGGTATAATGCTTGACAGGGACTATGGTGGTAGTAAATCATATACTATTGCCTGCGACTGTCATGATGGAGATCATCAAGTTCACATGTGGATTGAACTTGCAGGCGAAGAAGATACTAAAGATGTAGAAATGACTTTCTACGTTAATACTACAACTCCTTTTTGGAAACCAGGATTTAGTAGAGTTAAAGCCGCTTGGGATATATTGGTTAAAGGTTATAGAGAAGATCAACATACATTGATTTTAAACAAACAGGCAGCATTGAATGTTGCAGGTACTATTAATCGAGTAGTAAAAGAATTAGAGGAAAAGAAAAATGGAAATTCAACCTAAAGATACAAGCAAGGGACATTTTTATGTCAGCGTTTGTAAAAGTGCTGTGCGTATTGCAGCCGGAACAGCCCTTATTATGGGCTCGTTAGTTGTATGTGGTGCTTTGCTTATTCTAGCAGAGATTCTAGGCATTGTCGAGGAATTGGTATGAAAGAGTTTCTAAAAGGCCTGTTCAACAAAAAAGAACAACCTACAGGCAAAGAAGGCAGTGAACCCTGGGTCAATGTTGTTAACACAAACTTTGATGGTGAAAATCCAAATCAAGGCTTTATGGAGCTTGAATGGAATAAACCATTTATCGAGTTCCTGCGTAAGCATGGTTATGAAGGTGCCACTGATGAAGAAGTGGTAGATAAATGGTTCACCGACTTATGCAAAAACATTGGGGGTCAAATGGATGAAGAAGCCAAGTTTGTCGCCGATGCCGACAAGTTACCAAAAAAGCGAAAGAAGTCTTGACTTTAATTGATAATCGTGTATAATAACGTATGTCAACAAAATTAAATTGGAATTTTGAAGTTAAATGGGTAGGCGATGCTCATATATTAGTAGTTCTAACAAGGACTGATGATGAAAACACTAAAAATGAAATGCTAATGACAGTTAAAGAGTATGCTGAATTTATGAGCTTGCTACAAGAGTTCAACATACACTTTAAAGAAAAAATTGATAACCAACTTATACAAGATTACTTAAATGGCTAAACAATACATCCTGGTAGATGCCGCTAACATGTTCTTTCGTGCTCGTCACGTTGTCCGCGGAGAAGATGCAGAAACTAAAGTAGGCATGGCTTACCACATTATGTTTAACAGCATTAACAAAGTATGGCGTGACTTTAAAGGTAGCCATGTTGTTGTCTGCCTCGAGGGTCGAAGCTGGCGTAAAGAAGTTGATACTTCTTACAAAGCCAATCGCACAGCGGCTCGCATGGCATTGAGTCCAAAAGAAGCAGAAGAAGATAAAATCTTTTGGCAGGCCTTTGACGAGCTTAAAGACTACCTGACATCAAAGTCTAACTGCACATTGCTTCAGCATCCACGTTGCGAAGCAGATGATTTTATTGCTCGCTGGATTCAAAATCATCCAGAAGATCAACACGTGATCGTCAGCAGTGACAGTGACTTTTACCAATTACTTTCTACGAATGTTCGACAGTTCAATGGCATTAGTAAACAGCTGATTACTATTGATGGTATCTTTGATGAAAAAGGTCGTAGAGTTAAAGATAAGAAAACTAAAGAAGACTTGGCTCCTCCTGATCCACAATGGTTGTTGTTTGAGAAATGTATGCGTGGCGACAGCAGTGATAATGTTTTTTCTGCTTTTCCAGGTGTGCGTGAAAAAGGCACAAAGAATAAAGTTGGTTTGAGAGAAGCATTTGCTGACAGAGAGAACAAGGGCCTTAATTGGAATATGATGATGCTTCAGCGTTGGGTCGACCATAATGAAGTCGAACACAGAGTTCGTGATAGATATCTGCATAATAAGATGCTGATAGACTTGACAGAACAGCCAGAAGATATTAAACTAGCGTTAGATACAACTATTAGCGAAGCCGTTAATAAACAAAGAGTACAGTCAGTGGGCTTACACTTTGTCAAGTTTTGTAGCAAATGGAATCTTGTCGCTATCGCAGATAAAATGACAGACCATGGCGAATACCTCGGAGCAACATACAAATGATTTTAGCAAAAAGCGTAATTAAGGATAAGTTTTGGATCTTAGAAGAGAATGCCAAACGGGTTGGCATGATGAACTTCAAAGATAATAATTATACTATTAATCTTAAACGTAAAGACATGGTAGCACAGAATGCCAATGATCTTAAAGACCTTGGTATTGAATTTGTCGTACGTGATTTAACACATGGCGGTCATCTTGAGGTCATGGGTTATCCAACAGATCAAGAAGAAGTCTTTAATGTAAAAGACATCGACGGATTTCCAACATTTACTAAAAAAGCAGAAAGTAAAAGCATCCATGTTGCAGGCTGGTACGGCTTAAAGTTTAAAAATGGTTGGTGTACCAGTTTATGTCCTAGGTTATCCACCGTTAAGACTAATGTATATGTGGGTCCTTTTAAAACTAAAATGGATTTAAAAGTTGTTTTGGGACAGAAAAAAGACGTAATTTTAGACGAAGACGATAGTTAAAATAGTATATAACCTGTTCTTTGATAAATAATATATCGGAGAACAGTAAATGGCAAGACCTAAACCTACTATATTATTAACGCACGTTAATCCAAACTCATATAAAAGCGAAGAAGTATTAGAAGCTGATGCTATCTATGCAGTATTCTATAAAGGTCGGCCTTTTAATCTTCGCACTTTCTTAAACAGCTTACAGGATTATCCTGGACCAAAATATAAGAAGGTTAGTTTTTCAAATTCAGGTCATGCGTTTAATCTAATGGAAAAAATGAACAAGTTGTTCAAGTGTTCAGATTTTACTGTGGTAGAATTAAAAGAAGGGTCTTTAGTCAATGAATCAGACCTTATCAAAAAAGCAGTTAAGTGAAGCAATCTTCGAACAACTTAAAAAGTCAGTGGGTCGAGACTTAGAGTTCTTTCAAATATTCAAAAACGTCAAAGGCACTAGATTTACCAGTACAGGCTTTGAACTGGCTAAAAGTCTATGGCGAGTGTATCCGATAAAGTTCAAACAAGAATATAGAGTATTAAATAAAACTTTACTGTTATTAGACGAACGCATGGATTGGCCGTATTACCTAAGTAAACGTCAATTGGTATTGTTCAGCGAAATGGATGCATTTGAGTTTACTTTATATTCAGGTGATATAAATTTATGGGCCAACAAATAATATCGATCTATAAAATACAGAAACACCGCTGTAAATAAACGTATGACAAAAACAGAACTAGGGTATTATACCGTTAATAATCAAAGCTTTGGCACCAACAAAGTAGCGGCAGTATTAGAAGCTCAAAAAACCGGAGCAGATGTTAACTGGCACTTTCATGATTCTGTGTTTGACTCTGTTGATTGGCAGACAGAACCAGAACTAAGTCTGGACCAATTGTATAAACTAAGAGCAGAACAAATTAGAGCTCAGTATGATTATGTAATCGTATTTTGCAGTGGCGGCGCCGACAGCAATAATGTCATTAGAACGTTTATGAACAATGACATTCATGTAGATGAAGTTGTAGCTATGATCCCAGAGTCAGGTCTTAATAATTGGAACTGGGACGAAAAAAATCCCAGTCCACTGAATTTGATGTCAGAAACAAAGTACGCACAATATCCTATTCTCAATGAAGTATCTGTTCGTAAACCCGCTACAAAAATAACAGTTCTTGATACTTTTGATAGTATGCTTTCCAATAATTCAGATGAATGGATTTTTGAAACAGAAGGCGGTATGATAGACATGACCAACTTTAAATATGGAAAATTAGATACATTGCCTTATCTAGTTGACATGGCTGAGCGTGGTGTAAAAATTGCCGCAGTATGGGGCACTGATAAACCAATCGTTGCATTTGCAGATGATGGCAGAGTGGGACTTCTTCTTGTTGACAATCCTGTGTACCTGCCAAAGTATCCGTTTAAAAACGTATATCCCAATGTGGACCGTGTATTATTTTACTGGAGCCAGGATATGCCAGAACTATTAGTCAAACAAGGCCATGTAGTTGCAAGAGAATTATCAAAACCAGAAAATGCAAAAATATATAAAGCCTGCTTGGATCAAAGAACTGTTGCACTTACACGCCCTGTTGTAAATTCATCAGATGAGATTTTAGCAAATATAAAGATCGTTGATGACGGAGCAGTAAATAAATATTCTCCTGCAACTGTTTATCAAAGAGGCATTGTTCCTTTTATATATCCCAGCACACACAATGATAGTTTATTTCAAGTACATAAATTTGATGCTGTGCAGACATTTTTACCTGCATACGCAAGCTGGGTACCGACCTTACACAACAATGCAAGAGTGATGCAGATGATAGAAAGTGATTTCAAACTATTTTACTCGTCACTGTCTCCAAAATATTTAAATTCTACTAAAACTGGATTTAACTCATGTTTCAAAAAATATCTATTAGGATATAAAATTAACTTTATTAACAAATGAAAGAAAATAAAATGAAAACCGCCTTTAGAAAACTATTAGTTTCTGCCGCATTTATTGGCACAATATTCAGTGCAAATGCAGAAACTACAAAACTAATTGTGCCAGTACCTCCTGGATCATTAGTAGACAATCTTGCACGATTGATGGGCGCCGAACTCGGCAAAAAATTAAATGAAAGTATAGTAATCGAAAATAAACCTGGCGCCAGTGGATCTATTGCTACGTCATTTGCCGCGTCTGCCGCACCAAATGGAAACACTATGCTCATTGGTAATCTTGGTACAATTAGCATGTATCCTGTGTTGAACCCAGACTTTGCTGGATTTAATGACAAGTCTTTTGCCCCAGTATGTTTAATTGGCGGCGGACCATTGGTATTATACGCCAGTGGCGGCATTCCAGCAAATAACTTTAAAGAACTATTGCAGTATTTTAAAGAAAATCCAACTGCGGCGAGTTGGGGAAGTCCGGGTCTGGGCACCGGGCCGCATTTGCTGGGAGAACAATTAAAATCTCAGTATAAAATAGACTCAATGGTACACATATTATATAGAGGTATGGCGCCTGCACAAGTCGATCTTATCGCCAACAGACTTTCATTAGTGTTTGACTCTTACAGTCCTAACATGGCCGGACTCATTAATGCCGGTAAAGTAAAGCCAATATTTATAACAGATAGCAAGCCACTGGGCACTATCAGTGCGGCGCCTGATGCATCATTTCATGTCAAAGATTGGTTTGGCTTGTTTGTCCCTACCGGAACGCCGGAGCCTGTCTTGAAGAAGCTACAAGCAGCCTGCGATAGCGTTATCAACGAAGTCGCAGTTAAAGAACAGTTAACCACATTAGGAACACCGCCCCTAAACGTTAAACCCAATGATACACAGTCCTACATTGATGCCGAGAAGAAAAAATGGGTGTCTATGGTCAGTAAATTAAAGCTCAATGATAAAAAATAATGGGTAACATATGCAGAGTCAAACCCTGCATAATACACATTTATGTATTTGTTTTCATATTTTTATGATAAATAGTTTGAAATAAACACATTAAGTTGTTTACCTAACCTTTAAGGACCAAATCATGTTTAAAGTAACCCGCGTTCAGTCTAGACCAAATCTCGAAGTTGAGTTTTGGCGTGAAAATCACCCGTTAGTTTCAGAGTCAATCCAAGCATACAGACAAGAAAACTACGTACAAACTGGAAAATTTGTTAGCAAGACTCAAGAATTTTCACCAGATGGATTGATTAGAACTACTACCACTGTCTGGTCAAGCCAAGATGCACTCAATGAATTTCTTGCTGACCCACGTATTATCGCTGAATTTGACACTCCTGGCGATCAATACATGAGAGAAAATGGTATAGTTACAATATCTAGAAGCAGCGAAACAATATAATCTATAGGTAAGATAATTGGCGTGTCCAATAATGTCTTTGATTTAAATCATATTTTTGTTGTATTCCCCCCAGGGGGTTCTGGTAACTTTGTTTCATCATTGATCAGATGTATAATAAACAAAAATTTGGTGCTAATGCCGCTTTCCTCTTCTGGTAATGCTCATGCATTTTCAAACACTGCATCAGAATATGATGCAGTGTTTTCTTGCGGGATGATAGCTAATATACCGTTTTTTAACACACAACAAGAAAAAATAGAATTTTATAAAAATGCAATCGCAAATAAATATTCCCAAGTCAATGAACCTATAATAACATGGACTCACGACTACAGTAATGTAGAAATATATAAAACTCTTTTCCCAAATTCAAAAGTTCTGGCAATAACTCAGACAACTAGAAAGGAAAGGATAGTTCAACTTGTATTACAGAATTTAAAAAACAGAATGGATCCGGTTGGATTCGTATTTCTGAAAAACGACATATTTAAAACAAGATGGGAAAATACCTGCAGGTCATGGCTGTATAGTTTACTATGGCCCGGCAGTGAAGATTTAATCGAGGAAATACTGGATAATAAATTAGATCCTCGATATTTCGATCTTGTTTTGTTTATAACGGTGGCAAAAGATCTCAAGCTAGTTAATTTGGACTTGTATAATGATCGAAGTGATGATTTCTCAGACTATTCTTTAGTATCTAGATATGATGTGGACCATGAATATAGTAAATTTCTAGACAACCATTGCTTTAAGACAGCAACTCCTAGTGTGAAATTTTGTTTAGGAGAACACAATAGTTACTATTATTCTCAAACAGACAACATACTAGCATTTGACATTATATTAAATAACGATCACAGTCAGTTTATTGCAGTTATAGAACAATTATTAGAAAGACAACTTGACAACGATGAAACTGAGTTCGTCATTGAAAGTCTCAGTCATTATCATTCAAAACAGCCGCAGACATTGATCACTGATTATGCAGGATATGTCAATCAATTAAAACGATCAGCAATGCAGATATTAAAAAAACTTGAGTTAGAGCATAAATCATGAATAAATCAAAACAAGACTTATTAGATCTATTCTGCACTACTGGGTATGATGTGTTTAAAAACATTGTAGATTCTAAATTAATATATGCGATTAACCAAAAAGCAGACTTGTTGGTTCCGCATCGCGGACACGCCCGGGATCACAAATACTATCCTGCTGATAAAATAGCAGAGTGTAAAGATTTGGCAGTGTGGTGGAGTCAAGAATTAAGCGGATGGCCAGAGGTTGCAGAAATTACAGAACAACTTATTAATACAGTTGGCATCATATTCGATGAACCCGATTCGTATATTGCAGACATCATTACAAATGAACCAGGCAACATACACATTAAGCCGCACATAGACAGTCCTTATCGATTTCCGAAATGGTGGGATGAAGATGAATTATTAGGTGTACAATGTATATTACCATTGTGCGAATTTACCAAAGAAAATGGCGGTACTGGTGTGCTACCAAATAGTCATAATACTCGTTGGGTGGTCAAAGACAGTTATGCAGGAAAATATAATGAAGAGTTTTTGGCCGGAGTCGAACAGCCCAAAATGAGTCCGGGAGATGCGCTAATTTACCATCCACGCACACTTCACAGCACAATGCCCAATAACACCGACGTTCCACGTAGGGCATTACTAATACACATAACCAGTAAAGAAATGGCAAGACTACTAAAATTAGAAGATACAATTTGGCAAGAAGAATTAAAAAAGATGTCAACGAAATAACGAGCTACCGCGTTATATATATGTAGGGACAAAAATGTCGCTACAATTCATTAACCAAAAGGAAACTTAAAATGAAAAATCTTATCGCTACACTAATTGTTGCAGTTGCCGCAACATCCGCTTTTGCCGCTGAACCTGCCAAGGTCGAAGCAGTTAAGAAACCAGAAGCAACAACAGCCGCTCCTGCTACACCCAAGGAAATGCCTAAGGTTGAAAAGCCAAAGACAAAAGCTGAAAAAGAAGCAGTTAAAAAGGATGCCAAACCAGCAGACACTAAAAGTGCTACACCCGCACCTGCTGCCAAAACAGACGAAAAGGCTGCTAGCAAGCCTGCCGCAACTCCAGCCAAGTAATTTTGTACTCAGCGATGAAGGTCTAGATTTAGAACTAGATTTAGATCTTTATTGTACTTACAACAGAATTAGAGTTGTCACATTTGAATCTGACGAAGAAGATGACGAAGTCAGTGACTATGTAGCAACAAGGTTGGCATTGGCCCGTGAAAAGGCCATGCAGGCGTACAGAGAAAAATGGGCTTAATTGCCCATTTTTCATTTGTTGACATAAATTGATTTTGAGTATATAATCACGTTATGAACAAAGAAAAAATAAACAATATCTTACAGTGGACGGGCACATTTTTCATCCTTGCGATGTATGTGCTGATGAACTTCTTTAGAGAATTAGGGTTGGATCCAGTCTGCGGATTACTGGGCGGATTGTGCTATGCGACATGGGCATATCGTGTTGCAAATAAGCCACAGATGTTGGTCAATGTTGTAGCCATTACCGTATGCGTTATCGGCTTAGTCAAAGCATTTAATTGATACAAATTGGTTTTGGTTGTATAATACTTGCATGACACTAGCAAACGAACTCCCAAAAGGTCTTCAAACTGAAGACAAAATTCTTGCCGCAGGCTTTAAGTTAATGAAAGAACAACTGGGTTTGAAATCAGCCCGTTATTATTTTTATTACCATGAAGACTATCCCAGTGACTTGATCAACGAATATCTTTGGCTACAAGAATCCGTTAATTGACATAAATTGGTTTTGGTTGTATAATAAACACATCAACAGCAAAAAAGGAACTTTATATGTCATACGTAATCGTCGCAAAAGGTACAGGACTTATCGTAACAGATGGCCCTAATCATAGTAAGGCTTACAAAACTTTTGGTGCCGCCAAAGCCACTCGCACTCGTCTTTGCAACAAAGCAGGTTGGAGCACTAACGACCTTGATATTGTTGCTCGTGAAACTTATCGTACACCTGGTAGGATCACTGTTAAGAACTTGATGACTGGCAAAGATGTAGAGATCGATGCTGATACACCTTGGGCTTGCCGTGTAGACAGCGAAGCGTTTTGGTGTAATTAATTGACACAAATTGGTTTTGACAGTATAATACATTATCGTAACAAGGAGTTAACATGAAAGCACTTCAAGCATTTATTGACCAGAAGAACCGCTGGAACGCTATCTTTAATGGCGAACAATACGAAATCAAAACTGCCAAGGGTCGTCAGCGTGTTGCAGATATGATCGACAGCTCTTTGAGCCCTGAGAACTTGACCTGCGATGGAGAACTTCCCCGCGCAGAGGTCAATCGGAGATACAAAGAGTTGTCAACAGCCGCAAAGCAGTTGAAAAAATTGGATCCAGCTGTCACATTCTACGAGTGGGAAGCGGAGATTATATGAGTGTAATGTCTGATATGTCTATTGAAATTCAAGGTATGCTTGAAGATGGTTACTTGCCTGTAACCATCGCTCGTCAACTTGAAATTCCTATCACTTGGATCTTCGAGGAAATCGAACAAGAAGAACTCAGCCCGTTTGAAACAATTAATTCTTAAACACTATGAACGAATTTGATAAAGAAAATTTAGAATTTTTTATGCAATCTGACAAGGCCACTATTCGGGATTGGTGCGAATGGGCTGATCAAGAAAACATGGCGTATGCTATGAAATTGATTCAAACCGAAATCTCTAGATTGGAAATAAGCTCTTTGGAATTGACCGACGACGTTGATCATACTGATGACGCTGACTATGCGATTCTAGAGATTCTGTCAAAATTTGACACAAAATAATTTTGGTGTTATAATAACACTTTAATGGAGAGAATTATGAAGCGAGAAATCATTACTGCTAAAGTTCCTAAACAGAAACGCCGTGCTGAGTTCTTGTTTCATAACGGTGCTTATCGCCCGCAGGTCGTTGCTAGCCAAAAAGTTTACAATCGTAAAAAGTTGGCAAAAGTAATTGACACAAAAGGTGATTGAGCATACAATAGTGATGCGGTGAATGGTTCATCGCACACATTTTTTACACACAGAGAAAGAGAAATCTAAAATGGCTACTACTAAAACTTTTAAAGTTATCGGCGTTTCAACACTTAATGGCAAGACTAAAGTTCGTTTTGCCAACGACTTCGCCAGTCGTATTAAAAACTTGGTGAAGAATGGTCACACCAATGTTGAGCTCGTCGAGCTACCTAAGGCAATGACTAAAGAAGCAGGTCTTGCTTATGCTAAGGCCAATGCTTTGTTCACTATCCCTGCTGACACTGACGTCACAGCGGAAGACCTTGTCGCAGTCGCAGGCAAGTAATTAAGTAGGGGCACAGAAGTGTGCCCCATCTTTACCTTTCTTAGGAAATCATAATGAGTAGATTACAATTACATGGGCGTAACTATGTAGTGTTTGATGCCAGTAACAAAGAACATCGCAAGTGGTTCGCTGACTTTAATGCAACTCGTCGTTGGGGTAATTGCCCTGTGCGTTTTGTAGTTAATGACGATCACGGCGACTTGATCACACAATGCCAACGAGAGCTAATCCAGTTCTATGTTGATAAAGAATTTAAACTAAACAAAGAAGTAAAAGTAAAATGACACAGCCTGTAACAATACCTAAAGTCGGTGATCAAGTCCGTAGTTCAACTGGCGGCACGATCACATACACAAAGACAGGTCTGATCCATACCATGTCTAAGAATCGTTAATTGACACAATTAAGATTAGACGTTATAATACATTCATAGCAAAACATTTATAGGAGTATGCTAAATGGCAAAAGTAAATAAAAGCGGCATCGGTGAAGCCCGTACAGTTAAGATCACAGAAGCAAAGCGTTTGATCCGCCGTGCTATGAAAGTTAAGCGTCCCGTGTTTATGTGGGGTCCTCCAGGTGTTGGCAAGTCTGACCTTGCCGCTCAGTTGGCAGAAGAAATGGGCGGAGCTCTTATTGACGTTCGTTTGAACTTGTGGGAACCTACAGACATTAAAGGTATCCCTTATTACAATGCACAACAAAATACAATGTCCTGGGCACCTCCCAGCGAACTACCTACTAAAGAGTTTGCCGCCAGGCATCCTGTGGTAGTATTGTTCCTAGACGAGCTGGCTGGTGCGGCGCCTGCTGTACAGGCCGCGGCTTACCAACTTATCCTTAACCGCAAGGTAGGTACATACGAACTGCCAGACAATGTTGTTATTATGGCGGCTGGTAACCGTATGACAGACAAAGGTGTTACTTATCGTATGCCTACTCCACTGGCTAACCGTTTTGTTCACTTTGAACTTCGTGTAGACTTTGCAGACTGGAATGTTTGGGCATTACAAAACCGTATCCACCCTGACGTGGTAGGTTACTTGAACTACCAAAAAGCAGACTTGTACAATTTTGATCCCACAGTACATGACCGTAGCTTTGCTACTCCACGTAGCTGGTCTTTCGTTTCAGATCTTATTGATGATGAAATGACAGACAACGAGCAGACAGACATGGTATCAGGTTGCGTTGGTGAAGGTCTTGCTATTAAGTTTATGGCACACCGTAAGATTGCCGCAGACTTGCCCAGTCCTACAGATGTATTGTCAGGTAAGGTAAAAGAGTTAAAGACTAGAGAAGTGTCCGCTATGTATAGTTTGACCACAGGTATGTGCTACGAGTTGAAGGATGGCTACGATACTGCTAAGAAGTCTGGTAACCTAAATGCTTGGCATACTAACTGCGAGAACTTTATCCAGTTTATGATGGATAATTTTGAAGCAGAGATGGTTATTATGGGTGCCCATACTGCACTTAAGAATTACAACTTGCCCTTTGACCACAAGAAGTTGAAGAACTTTCCAGAGTTCTTCAAGCGTTACGCTCACTTGGTAGTGGATGTCAGCAATTGACATTGAAGAAGTGCTCAGGGCTCACTTGGAGTCTATGACTATAGACAAGGAAAGGGGTGTCCCTTTCCGGTCTGAAATGTTGGAATTGGTCTACGGCAATATGGAATATGTTAGAAGTGTGTTTGGTCCAGGTGAACTTACACGAGACATTATCATTGACTATTTTGACCTTGCAAGGACTACTTGGTCAGAGATAGACTATACACATGGTCGAACAAGAAATGAGATAGTCAAATGGTGCAGATCAATGGACATCAAACCTTTGCATTACTATGCACCAATGGGTACAAAGACTATATGGTTTAAGGATCCAGAGTCTGCTTTTCTTTGTCGTTTAAAATTTAGTCTTTAATTGACATTAAATAAAGTTAAGTGTATAATAGATACATACAGGAGCACAATATGAAATTTACAACTAAAGATAGACTTACTAAAGCCCGTGTTAAGATGTTGCTTAAACATCCTTTTTGGGGTAACTTGGCTACCCGTCTTAAATTGGTAGAGAACAGTGACTGGCTAACAACTGCCGCCACAGATGGTCGTCACTTTTACTATTGTGAAAAGTTTATTGAAAGTCTAGACGACGAAGAACTAGTGTTCTTGTTTGGACATGAAGTCGGACACATTGTCTATCACCACATGGGACGTCGTGGAGACCGAGATCCTCAGTTATGGAACATGGCCGGCGACTATCTTATCAACGACATGCTTATCCAAAACAATGTTGGTAAGAAGATTACTAAGGTGCCAATCCTGTGGGATCCTAAATTCCGTGATATGACCACAGAAGAAGTCTATGACGACTTGTTTAAGAACGCTGTTAAGATCCAAGTTACATTGGACATGCACATGGACGGCAGTGGTGAAGAAGGTGAAGATGGTAAAGGCAGTGATGGCAAGAGCAGGTCAAGCGGTATCAAAGTAGACGAAGAAACTGCCAAACAGATGCGCGATGAAATGAAGGAAGCTATTTTGCAAAGTGCCCAAGCGGCAGGTGCAGGTAACGTTCCAACCGGTATCA